TCCAGCGAGCCATGAGTGACCAAATGTCGTTTGACGAGCGTATTCAGGCCGCAAAAGCGCTGATTGATGAATGTCTCGCCGACTGGACAAAAGGGGCGCAGCCGGAAGTGCATATCCTGATTAATGATGCGTTTCGCGTTGACAAAGCCGGGTTTATCAGCGTTCCCGGCGTACTGAAACTGCGCCGGCTTGAAATCAGTGACGCGCGCTGGCAGAACGCCATGGTCATCATCGGGGAAGCCCTGCTCCTGACCGGCACCTCCTCTTATATTCGTGTTTATGAGCGCGTCGGGGATTCGGACCAGTACCGATCTATTCCGCTCGATCTCGCGGGGGTGTGAGATGACGACATCCGGCAGCCCGTACATGTCATACGCGACCCTTGCGGTGGCGGCCGAACGGAAAGGGGATTTCAGGCGGGCGGCAGAGCTGTGGCAGACCGTCAGTACCCTGGCCAGGTATCCGGTGAACGCAGACTGGGCCGTCACCCGGGCCGACTTCTGCAGGGTGGCCGTGAGCCGCGGCTGGGAGGGGGCGGATGAGAGGTAAGGTGTTCAACCGGTGTTATCCCGTGGGGACATTATTTATCCTGACGCCCCTGCCGCCCCTGCGCGGTGGCCGGGTGGTCAGAACGGTGGACATCGCCCGGGGTGCGGGCGCTGTCACCGTCGTTGAAATTAACCAGTCACCCTGGTTTGTGAATACGGCATCACTGAAACCGGCCGGCTGAAAATAAACCGGCATCATTATTTATGTTTAAACAGGCGTGACACGCTGCGCCGGAATAAGGGGAATATTATGGCTGAATATACTGAATCAGATAAATCAGATGACTCAGATGAATTAACTGCATTACGGGAGGCATTATTCTCAGCAGTGGAATGGCGTGTACTGTTAATTGAGTGGCACAGACAGCAGGTGAATAAGCTGAAGCTGATAACTGAACACCGGGACGCCGCGCTGGTTTTTGATGATTTCAGCATCGAACCGGGAACGGACCTGCACCGGGGAGTGGGTATCGGGGTCACTCTCGCCCTGTGTATGCTCGGGGGACTGCCATTAGATGTGACGGATGAGGATGACGGGAATGCAGGAGAATAAGCAGCCTTTTTTGTTTCCCCTGCGCAGACCGTGGACATACACACCACAGGGGTATATCTGCGCAATAATCTGGAATCTGTCTGAACTTGCAGGGATTCCGTTACCCCGCCCTGAATATTTCTTTGGTGTAATTATCGGGCGGAAAGGCAAAAAGACCGAAGGAGTTAAACATGAATGACTATAAATTAAGAAGCAACCGCGCAATGGAAATTTTATACGGGTATGGCGATAAACCAGACATAGCGGAACTGTGTAAGCTGGCGCGTATCGCGCTGGAAATGATAATGAATAAACAGGAAGTCACAGAATATCCGGTGACCGGACAGGCCGATTATTTCGCGAAGAAGCTGGCAGTGGTGATAGACGACTGCCGCGCCGCCATGCTTCAGCGGATTGCCGGGACTGAAACGCACATATCGAATCTGCAGGCAAATCATCCCGTAGTTTATGGTGACGGATTTTATGATGGATACTGGAAAGCCCGGGGGGAACACCCTGAGCATGATGCCAGCCCCTTCATGTACGGCATCCGGTGCCCTGACGGCAGTCCTTATTTCGACGAGTTCTGTGTTTCAGCAAGCGAGGCTGATATTCAGGACGCGGTTAACTGTCTCAATGAAGGTGCTGAGGATGGCCTTTATGAGGTGGTCGCGCTGTATACCTTCGTACCAGTGTAAATCCGATGGTTCATCACTGATACATTCGCAATCGGGGTTGTTATGATGCACTGGATTGAAATTCTAGAGGAAGAGCTGGAAAAGACTGGCATTGAATATGAGATAAAAATTCTCTATGCATACATTGAGTTGTACACAAAAGAAAAAAATGTAAAACAAGCGGAATTAATACTTTCCCGCCATGTCCCGGTAATAATAAGGAGAAAAGTTATTGCCTGGTAATTGATTGTCACAATCACGACAGGTGAACAAGCCCCGGTAAATTCCGGCGATTAGACGAGAGGAGCTGATATGAATATATTCATTAGTATTTGCATTATTTATTTCATATTTCTTATTTTCTGGAAGTGAAATCATGGCTGTCTTTCTCTGTGATTCCGGATGCGAATTCCAGGAAAAGGGGGATAAACGGATTTACCACCTCAGTAATAACACCATTGTGACTGAACATATCCGTTATCCGGGTAAGACGCGGTTCCGTTTTTACACCCGTTGTGGTCAGTCAGTATATAAACCGGCGGATAAAACCGCCATGAAACAGGCCGTTGAACGGTTTAAAAAATACAGGAGAATAGTATGAGTGAGTACAGAAATTTTATTCAGACCTGGTCAGGAAAATATTTTGATTTTGGCCACCCCGGCATAACGTCCATCTGCATGGATGATATTGCGGTCGCGCTGTCTAACCTGTGCCGGTTTACCGGTCATCTTGACGAGTTCTACAGTGTGGCCCAGCACTGCGTGCTGACCAGCTATCTGGTGCCTGAGCCGTTTGCCTTTGAGGCACTGCTGCATGATGCCGCTGAGGCCTATGTTAATGATATTTCCACGCCGCTGAAATCCCTGCTGCCGGAATACCGGAAGACTGAGCACCTGTGCGAAAGATTAATCAGGTTTAAATTTGATTTACCGGACACCGTCAGCCCGGAAGTGAAGAAGGCCGACCTGATTATGCTGGCAACCGAGCGGCGCGACCTGCTGTCTGATGACGGTTCTGAATGGGAGATGTTACGGGGAATTTCCCCGACGGACGAATTTACCATCAGTCCGTTACTGCCCCGCCAGGCCAGAAAGGCATTCACTGACCGCTGGCGTGAACTGTATCCGGAACATCAGAGGAGAACACAATATGAAGTCCTTACTCCGCAATATGACGCCCGGCGTCTTTAACGCCAGATATCCGCCAGGCTCCCGGTTCCGTTACTGGCTTATTCCGGGCGTGTCAGATGCTGAAGAGGTTGTGACCCGCTCTGAGGCATGGACCACACGCGCCGGACGGCTGATGGTCAGGGTTGAGGGGAAACCCGGCGGCGTTTCCGTGTCGCATCTGGCACCGTATGCATAATACTGAGGAAATGATGATGAAAAAAGAAGTGAATAAATGGGAGTATTTCTGTGATTTTTGCGGGAAAGAACATAATCTTTTTGTTAAATCAAAAGTAAATGATTCTGTCATTTGCCAGGAGTGTGTGAAGGCTTGTATGGATATAATAATAAACAGAGCATTTAAGTTAATAAATTCAGACCTTCCTGAGCCGGAGAGTGAACATAATGACTAACTATGTGAAACTGGGTGAATATACTGCATTATCAATGCAGACACGGGATGCGGCAAAGCGCCGGCATGACCTTATCCATAAATTAATGAATGAACTGACCGTCCTGAATACCCTGACGGATAATTATCAGCAGGTTTTTACGCCGGATTATTTCACACGAACATTCAGGGAAATCGCTGACGCTGACCGGGAAATGCGCACTGCACTTGAGGAGGCGAACAGGGCCGCCGCATTATGTGGTGAACGTAACATCGGCCCTGAAGATTTTTCCCCTTTTTATCCTTCCGGCACAGAGGTGGGTTATGCGCAATCTGATAAGAGTAATACATACCGGTAAAACCCTGCTCGGCTGGGATGACGATACCTATCGTTTCACGCTGGCAAGACTGACCGGGAAACGCAGTGCCCGCGACTGCACGGAAGCTGAACTGGAAAGTGTGCTGCGTCACATGCGTCAGCAGGGCTTCACGCCAAAGCATGGCCGTCGCCCGTCCGTTCCGCGGGGACGAAAAGCCGTGCTGGGCAAGATTGAGGCGCTGCTGGCGGATGCGGGGCGGTCCTGGGCATATGCCCGAGGAATGGCGTCGCATATGTTTGGTCAGCGCGTTATCGAATGGCTTGATGATGAGCAGTTAACTAAACTGATGCAGGCCCTGATTATTGATGCCCGGCGCAGAAATCCGGACTGAGGTGTGCCATGGATCTCGAACAGGTCAAAGAATTGCTCCCGGATATTGTGTTACAGATTGCCGGGTTAGTGGGGTATCCGGTGGCAGCTGACCTGGTCCGGATCCTCGGCGGTACCAGTTTCAGATTCAGTTCACCCCTGATTGAGGCGATGCTGACAGACGATATTGGGCCCGCCCGGGCAGCCACGCTGAAGGCCCATTTTGGCGAAGAATCCCTGTATCTGCCGCGCTGTGACAGGGCCCTGCGGGAACTGCGTAACCGGTCATTCGTGGATGAATTCTGTAAATTATGCCGGGACGGCATATCATCGCCCCGGGCCATACGTATGCTGTGTCCGAAATACGGATTCTCCGATCGTTACGCCTGGGGACTGCTCTCACAACAGAAGCACAGCCCGGCTCAGGGGTCGCTTTTCTGAGTCTTCCTGGTTTATGATCGCGCCAGGATTGCGTGTTATTTTTCACTGAACCCCTTCAGCTTCCACTTCTCGTTTCCCGTAAATATACTGGCACCATCAGTCACGGATGGTGCCATCTCATGAAAACTTTCGCTTCAGCACAGTCAGAATATACCCCCGACAGGGACGTCGCCCACGGGGCCTGACGCATGGCGCATCCTCAGGAAACCCGGAAACGACTGCGCCGGGCCTATATTTTTGAACAGCTTTCACTGGAAATTGCCTCGGCCCAGTGCGGCGTGGCATTTCCGACAGCCCGGCGCTGGAAAAAAGAGGCGCTGGAGGCCGGTGATGACTGGGACAGACTGCGTGCTGCCCATGTGATGGCGGGCGGCGGACTGGAGGAGATCGGGAAAGCCGTTCTCACCGGACTCGTGATCCAGTATCAGACGTCGCTGGAGCAGCTGACCACTGATGACATGCTTTCGCCAAAAGAGCGTGTTGATTTGCTGGCCAGTCTCTCTGACGCGTTCACAAAAGCGGTCGCAGCCAATAAACGTATCCTGCCTGAAATCAGTGAGCTGGCGGTGGCGCTGGAGGTGATTAAACAGCTGGGACATTTTGTGACGGAACATTACCCGCAGCACCGTGTCGCATTTCTGGAAATTCTGGAGCCGTTTGGCGAAAGAATGGAAAAATATTATTCGTAACCCGGGAGTAAATTGTGCTCCAGACTCTGATTACAGGCTGCTGGCGCTGGCTCCACAGCGTTCAGGCACAGATAACGGCGGCGGGGCTGGCAGGCGGTATGGCATACCTCCGCGCCAGATATAACGGTGATCCGCAATCCTGCGTGGACGCGGTTATCTGCTCCATTTTTGGCTGGTTTGCAGATGATATCCTGACCCTGCTGGGCGCTAACAGTGATCTGGCATATATGTTCAGCGTATTTCTGGGCTTCATGGGCACAAAATATCTGTCCGGGAAAATCAGGGAATACGCCAGCAGAAAGACGATGAAATAACGGGGTGAAAATGAACATCAGTCAGAATGGCGTCGACCTGATTAAAAATTTTGAAGGTCTGCGGTTGAAAGCGTATTACGATTCAGCCGGTGTTTTAACCATCGGGTACGGCTGGACGCACCCAGTAGACGGCGTGAAAATTTATCCGGGCATGGCAATTAACGCTGAAACGGCAGAACGTCTGCTGAAAACCGGGCTCGTGAGCTACGAAAACGACGTAAACCGGCTCGTTAAAGTAAAACTGAACCAGAACCAGTTCGACGCCCTGGTGTCGTTTGCGTACAACCTGGGTTCAGGTGCACTGTCAACCTCGACCCTGCTGAAAAAACTCAACGCCGGTGATTATACCGGTGCCGCTGATGAATTCCTGCGCTGGAATAAAGCGGGCGGCAAAGTGCTGCCAGGCCTGACACTGCGCAGGAAAGCTGAACGAAAACTCTTTCTGACGGAGACTGAAAAATGACTGAAGACAGATCGGATGAAAAACAACTCACTGGTGCGTTTGAGAAAGCCGGAATTAACTCAACAGGCGAAAAGGTATTTCCGCCCATCCCCGGCGGTGAAAAATCGTTTAAATCAGTTCATGAAGCGCCCGTGGAAACAGAGAGTATTAAATCCGGTGACGGGAAAAGCATTAAAGACCTGCTTGCAGAAAAAATCGGCTCGGGCAAACAAATCGGGAAGGGCGGCAACTGATGTCCGCTGAACTTATCCTCGGCGCTGTCGTGGCCCTGATCGGTGCGATAGCGG